GTAGTTTGCGGCTCGTGGGAAGAAACGGTTAGTCATCGTCTGTCTCAGTCTCGCACGTCGGGCGACTGAAACGGTCGCAGATGCAACGCTTTACCATGCTCGGCTTGGCTTTCGTCGGAGTTTATTTGATCTCGAGCTATTGCATGAGGCGCAGGAGGCTCGAAGGTTCCCGAGTTCGTATGGTGCTCCTCCGAACGCGAGCGGCTGAATGTGATCGACTTGAGTGGCGGCTCCGGTGCATCCTTCCATTCCGACGAGGCATCGATGCCCGTCACGCTCGAGGACTTGTGTCCGTATCTTGCGCCATGTGTGGCCGTAGTGCGAGTGCTTCCGCTTCACTGTCGACTCCTTCGGAGACGCTCATTCTATGCGAGGGCGCCTGCCCTCGCGCTCCCGGTCGCGCTTCGCCGCAGGCTCGCGCCGTATCCGTGTTGCAAGGTAGGTGCGACGGGTTCGGCTCAGATAACGCGATCCGAAAGATGAGCTGATTCGATGACACTTCTAGAGCTGCACTTCGTACGGAACATACGCTCGAGAACTGCTGTATGCGTGTAGGTAGAGCTCTCCCGGGCGCCACCCGTCCGACTATCGCTCGAATCACACTAGACGCGCCTACTTCTGGACGCGCACGTTCCCTGCCTATCTGACGGGCGAACTACCGACGATGAACCGGCGAGGACTTCCACCTACGCCCTCTAGACGCTTGAGGGAAGCACCGATGCGATCGGCGTACTTTAGTTGTCGAATGACTACCTAAGTAGTTAGAAAGGTTCCTCGTCGAGCGGGTCGGGAATCTCACCGGCTGCGTCCGGTATCACCGGAGGGAGCCACGATTCGATTACCTTGCCGGCTTCCTTCTTGGAGAGCTGGTCGAGGGACGTGATGCTACGTCCGATGATCGGGGCGATACGTTCGCAGAGGCCTTTCGTCGTCGCGACGTTCATTCCTTTGCCGAGCGCTCGGATCTTGCCCATCTGCGGCTTAGTGACATCGCCCGGAGGATACTCTTCGTGCATCTGCTGTTCCCCGGTGAACGGATCGGGTACCGGGCCGCCGTCCGGATACGTCACCGGGACGATCTTCGGCTTCTGAGGCGTGAACGTCTTTTGAGGTTCGCGTCGTGCGACGTCGTCCTGCGTGGCGATCGACTTCGAGATACCGAATCCCATGTAGCCGAGAATCCTCCCGAGGCAACTGGTCGCCGCGTTCGGCTGCTCGGCTCCTTTTGTGAAACTTGTCTTGCCGGGGAACTCTTCCCAGATGAAGCCGACCATTGGACAGAGGTCGTTCGGATCGCGCCGGACGACCATCTGCACTTCGACGAAGAGCTGTCCGCCCGCTTCGACGATCTTCGGCGCGTGTTCTGCGACTCTTAGCTCCGGGAACTTCTCTAGCGCCTGCCGTAGACGCTCGTTTACCGTGACGTAGTTATCCAGACTGAAACTCATAGAAGGCCTCCATTTTTTTGTGCTCGTGAACGAGTGTAGTCATGGGGCGTAGAAAGTTTTCGCCGAGGTGATACTCGACGCCACGCTTCCAGTGTTCGCCCTTCTTCTCGCCGTAGCTCCACGCGATCTGGGTCAGAATCCAGCCGTGTAGCCGGACGATGGCTCCGTCGTCGGTAAGTGTGCGGATGGTGGCGAGAACGGTAATCGGATGCGGGTCTTTTTCGTAGACGCGCAGGATAGGAGGCTTTCCTACGGTGCGAGTTCTTACTTCGATGAGTCCGACGTCGGCTCTTCCGTGGACGTATGGCTCCCCGAAGTGTGTCGGGAGGTCGGTGAAGTATGACGTCGCGAGTTCGCCGATCGCCCCGGTGTAGTTCGCGTCGTCTCGGGAGAAGGCGTTCTCGTCGTAGGAGTTGTCTCCGTAGTTGACGGCTCGTTCCCTCCATCGGTCGGCTTCTGCTCGACATAGGTCGAGGTGGCCTCTGGAGAGTGTCACGTCTACCGCTTTCGGAGCGTGGATCATAGGTTCTCTTTGAGGAACTTTCTTGTCATGAGGACGTTCACGAGGGACGCTGCGTCGATGACGTAGCTCCATTCCCACGGATCGGCGGAGCCTCTCTTCTTGATGACGATCACGCCGAGGGCGGCGTCTTTGTTCGCCTTTTGCAGTCCGAGTTTTCTTGTCCATGCCGGTAGGTCGATCTTTGCGCGGTCTTTGACTTCGAGCACGATGTCCGGGCTGAGCTCGATGTCGCCGATGTCATCCGGAGAGCCTGCGCGGATGCGATGAGCTTTCTCGAAGCCGAGATCGTGAAGCCATGCGAGGAACGCTCGTTCGGCGCGGTCGCCTTTTTGTTTCTCTGGGCTGCTCATCGGATCGTCCTTCCTCGAGATTCGACTATCTGGGCGAATACCCAGAGGTAGCCGGCTGCGTCGACGAGTGAGTCCCGGTGAATGATGCCCGCTTCGTAGTTGTGGCGAAGGCGGGCGAGTTTGACTGCGACCATGAAGAGCGCTCCGTCTTCCGGGCTGAGCTGGATGCCGGAGAGGTTCTGGAAGATGTCTACGACTCTCGAGTAGTCGTCGATCGGGTGTCCGTAGGCGGTGTTTCGTTGTCCGTGTACGAGTGCGTCGGCCTCTTTGAGGATGTCGTCGAGCATCGGAGCCTCCTTTTCTGTGTTCATTAGTAGGGCGTCGGTGATGCGGCGATTCGTTCGAGGCGTACGATCTCGGCTCCGAGTGATGCGATGAGCTCGTGCATCTTGTCGAGTCGAGTGACTGCGAGGATGAGGTCGTCGCGGAGGAGTTCGTCTTCGCAGTGATTTGCGTGTTCGGTGAGACGTGCTTCGAGTGGGATGGCGAGCCATTCTTCTCGGGTAATCATCCTTCCCTCCAGATGGCGAGCGTGATGAGTGTGATCGCGGTGAGGACTATCGTCCCGGCGACGATGTAGTCGTAGGCGGTCATTCTTCTACCGCCAGTTCGTAGGTGCTCCACTGCTCGAAGCCGCCTTCCCGGTAGATGTGTCCAGCTGCGATGACAGAGATCGCCGGGTCGAAGAGGTCTTCGCACGTCTCGAGGACGCCTTTCGTCTGGAGGTAGCCGTCTGGCCAGTAGCGATTAGGTTCGCACCAGCTCGGGCCGTGAATCTGGAGGATGCCGTAGGAGACGCCTCGGGTGAGGTCGCCTCGGACGTGTGTCGAGCATCGGGACTCGTGCCATGCGATCCGGTCGAGGAGCGCGGCTTCGTCGGGTGTGAAGCCGATCGTGAGCGCTGTGTCGTAGACGGGTGGGCAGATACCCCGGGACGGTGCTTTCGGCTCTCTGGGAGCCTCTGGGCGCGCCTGAGAGGTGCTGGTGAGCCAGATGTCGGCCCACGGGTCGAGAAAGGCGGTCGTCGGAGCCATTTCACTATCCGAAGGGAGGGCGGATAGGCCCGCTGCTCCGACGACGCCCATCGCCGAGAGGAGGATGATCGCGAACGGGTTCACGCCACGCCTCCAGAATCGAACTCTTCCCCGATCGTGTTGAGGGTGAGAGTGACGGGTTTCGACCATAGGGCGGGGTGAGCCGAGAGAGGCATCGGGCCTTCGACTGCTCTCATCTGGAGCGAGGCTGACTTTATCCTACCCTCATTCGTCGTAATCACCGTCACCTTGAGCTGAAGTCCGTCCGGCGTCGTGCCGAATAGTCGCTGGTAGCGGAAGAGTTCCGCGTCTTGCTGTGTCATTCTGAGCCTCCTTATGACTCGGAATCTATGGTAGGGGAACGGTGCTCTCAGATGGTGGATTTCCGAGGACTACCGTCTTGCGGATCATCCCGACCGGTATCTGGAGGACGGAGTCGAGGGCGTCATCTGAGCCGATCGACTGGGCTACGACGACGTGGCCTCTTTTGGCGTCCGGGAGGAGGAATCCGACTGTCTGGACGACGTACGGGTCGGAGTCGAGCTCTTCGAGGGTCGTCCACGAGTGCTCGGCGTGGGCGTCGTGCCAGATGACGAGCACCGGGACTGCATCTAGTCGAGCCATAGGACGAACTCCGCTGTCGTGATGCCTGCCTCCGGGTCGACGAAGTGGAGGCGCTGGGATGGTCGTCCCTGAGCGGCGAGCTGCTCGGCTGCGTAGACGTTCCCGGACTCTGGGGAGCCGGTGACGAAGACTCGAGCACCGTTCGGGATCGTGAGACTGAGCGGAGTGTGATAGTGGCCCATGAACGCTTCGTCCCATTCCGGGGTAATGCCTGCCGCCCATCCGGTGAACTTCTTGATGATCGCGAAGATTGGCGTCCCGCCGAATGAACGAATCTCGTCGCCGTGAACGAGGAGGGCGCGATACTTGCCAATAGTGAAGTGTTGGAAGAACTCTTCGCTCATCTGCCACGAGATGCCGAGGTCGGTCGTGCGGTCTTGGGCGATCTTGTACGCCATGCGGTCGAAGTTGTCCCCGCGTGGCATGGTGCCGAACTTGCCGATCCGTCCGTGATTCCCGAACTCGCAGATAACTCGCACCGTCTCGAAGTTCGCTGCGAGAGTGCGGACGAGTTTCTCGATGATGCGGGACGTCTCGAAGAGCTGCTCGAAGAGGTACGCCTCGACTTCGTAGAGTTGTGACTCGAAGATTCCGAGTCCCTCGACCATGTCTCCGCCGAGCATGAGGACGGCTTCCCGGACTGGATGATCTTGGCGCTGAATCTCCGTTATGCGGAGCACTTTTGAGGCGAAGAGGTCGATTCGTTCCGCGCACGTCTCGACAGAGTAGGACGTCGTCTTCTTGCCGAGTTGCCAGTCGGTCGCATGGATGAGGGCGACTTCGGCTTTCTTTGATCGGCGATCACGTTTCGCGATGACCGGCTTCGGAGTCTTGACTGCGAGCGCAGCCTCTCGAGCTGCACGATAGACGGCTTCGACGAGCTCTTCCCGGGCGGCTTCCTTCGTTGCGAGCTTTCGTTGCGTCTTCTTGAGCGTCGACTGAAGCTCTTCGATGATTTTCAGATGGTCGAGTTCATCTCGCGGAGGCATAGCCCTCTAGCTTTCTTCGGTATCGGGTGAGTCCGTTCTCGTTGACGCCTTGCAAGCCTTTAGAGATCATGAGGTCGAGGATCGACCGGGTCGAGTAGATGTCGGCTCGACGTAAGGCTTCGAGCCATTCCTCCCGATCCTTCTTCGTTTGTGCGTCTAAGAACTCGTTGATGATGGCGTGATGAGTCTTAGTCGGATGAAGTTCGTCCAGAATCCCCACTATGTGCCTCCTCGTCGTCGATGTGTTGGATTAGTGCTTCCGTAGCTTCGTCGAGCGAGTCCTCGATCTCGTTGAGGTGATCGTCGATCTGTTCCAGCGTACGTCGGACGAAGGCGTGATCGGTGGCATTTTCGCGTCGTGCGCGCTCGATGAGAGCTGCTGGGAGGCCTGCGGCGATGACGCCGAACGCTGCGATGATGGCGACGAGGACGGTTTCTGTCATAGGTTGACTCCGGAGGGGAGGCTTTCGCCGAGGACGTACCGAATGTGCCACGGTTCGGACTGCACTTCCCAGCTCCAGCCAAACTCGTCGCAGTGTGCGAGAAGCCATTCGAGGCGCCCGTTCTGTCCGACGTTCCAGATGTCTACCGCGCAGCCCCAGCCATGATTAGAGGTTCCCGGCGTGGCAAGGGGAGCTAGTCCTGGCTTGAGGTACCATGTCGCCCCGTTCCATGTTCGGGTCGGACGTCCCGCGAGCGGCGTCTTCGTGTAGCGCTGGAGGAAGACGGCTTCCTGCACTGAGTAGGGACGGTAGGCGTCGAACGCGGAGGTCGGCTTGAGGACGACTCCGTCGAGCTTCGCGGCTTTCTTCATCGCCGCCCATGATGCCGCCGCAGTCAGATAGAGGAATCCAGAAGGACGGATCGCGGTAAGAAGATCGGGCGAAAGCTTTCCGTTCTGCTGACCTTTGAGGCCAGTAGGGAGAACGAATCTTCGGACGGGAAGACTATTCGACGCCACGACCGAACGCAGCGTCCTTCGGGTTAGCCCATCGCATGAGAGGAGGTAGAAGAGCTGCGACCGCAGCCTTTGCGAGGTCGTCCGGGGCGTAGTTGCCGGTCGAGGCGACTGCGATCACTGCGGCGACGACGCTTCGAGCGTACGAAGTGAGCGCGGCCTTCTGACTGTTAGAGAGTCGCATCGTCTGGCTCCGGTGCTACGAACTCTGTTCCCGTAAAAGTGTCTCCGATTCCGGCGTACCGAGATCGGAATGAAGCCGAGTACGAGGTTTGTACCCATTCTCCCGAAAGTCCGATAGAGGCGATGAACTCTTGTCCGATCGGTTCGGAGTTGGGGAAGTTGCCTCCGCCGCAGTCATCGTTCGAGACAACGATTACGCGCTGCACTATTCCGTTGGAGATTTGCGCGAAGTGTGCCATAGTTACGACTTAAATCTTACGAGCACAAGACCCGATCCGCCGTTGGCGCCATTGTTCGTGGCAGCTGCACCAGCACCGCCGCCGCCTCCGGTGTTCGTTCCGCCTGCTGTTTGTGGAGCGCCTCCGCCGCCATCTCCAGCCGTACCGCCTTGTCCAGCGCCGCCGCCGCCATAGCGCGTAGTTCCCGCGGATTCGCCACGGAAGGTCGAAGCGTCGAATCCGTCGCCGCCGTGACCGTTTCCGTCGGTGTTTCCCGCTTCGCTCGTTCCACCGCCGCCGCCGCCGATAGAGCCAACAGTGAGTCCACCGGCGAAGCCTGCCGTCGCGTCGTTTGTTGATCCAGCCCCGGAGGCGCCGCCGTCGCCACCGCCACAAGCACCGATGACTCGTCCAGCGCCGCCACCGCCTCCGCCTCCGCCTCCGCCGCCGCCTACGGAGACGCCGTTGGACTGTGAGCCAACAGCGCTTCCAGTGCCGTGATTTCCAGCGGTGCCCGTTGCGCCAGTGCCGGCCGCGCCGATCGTGACGGTTGCATTTGATGAGAAGTAAACAGTTTGGATTCGTAGTCCGCCTGCGCCGCCGCCGCCATTTATTCCGGACGAACTCCCGCCGGCGCCGCCACCGCCCACGACCATGACGTCGAAGAGTCCCGACTTTGTGACTGTAAGAGTTCCGCTAGATGTGAATGTGAGGAGCGTGTAGTTCACTCCGCCTACGGTGATGCTTGACGACGTTCCGCCCGTAGCGGTTCCGTAGTTGGCTCCGCCTCCGCTAAAAAAAGTGAAGGATGACGCCGAGAGAGCGACGAGCGTCCCGCCTCCATGTTGCGCCAGTGCTAGAGAGCCTGAAGTATTGACGGTGACGCCGGCGCCTGCGGTGATCGTGCAAGTACCCGCGCCTTTGTTTGCGATGAAGATCGTGTCGCCGGTCGTGAAGATCGAGTTATTTACTGTGATCGTCGTCGCGCTGGCGTTGTTCATGATGACGCGCTTCCCAGCGTCTCCGACGACGAGAACGTAGGAGGCCGTCTGGTCGTTGATCGGGAGGTTCGTTATGTCGTTGAGCTGCTGAGCTGTGAGAACTGCTCCAGCTACGAACGGGAACGGGGTCGTCATAGTGCTAAGAGCCTAGCCGACTAGGTGAGGACGTTGTCCGCGTCCATGCGTCCGTAGAGGACGTCATCGAGAAGGAGGGCGTAGACGATGGTCGTCGGAGCCGTGTAGAACGTGACGGTCTCGCCTCGTAGGTCGATCCGGTGGGAGATGCCTTCGACGGTGAGCTCTTCGGTGACGGTGAGCGGGGAGCCGGTCGTGAACGTGCGAGTGACTGCGATCGTTTCACCGATCTCGACGTCCGCGACCGCGTTCTTCTGCCCGGTAGTAAGGGAGCCGAAGAAGGTAGTGACGCCTGAGAATCGTGGCTCCGGGGAGCCTTCGAGGAGGTAGTTTGCGAGCGTAAGCGCTTGAGCGTCTGTTGAGAGGAGGGAATCGGTGATGGCTTCGGCCTGCGTGAAGTAGAGGGCGATCGAGGTCGGGTCGGTGGCAGTCTGGGCGGTTCCTCCGGGACGTTGCACGGTTACCCGGTTGAGGACGGAGTCGACCGTGAAGTCGACGAAGACTTCCCGGTAGGGCGTGTTTGTGCCATTGTCGGCGAAGGTGACGCTCGGAGCTGAGAGCGTGTTTCCGATTCGAGGCTGGAAGACGAGGTCGCCGTCTGATGCTCGGACGAAGATTCGACCGCGTTCTGCTGCGTCTATTTTGCGAAGGTAGTCGAGGGCGTTTGTGCCTTCGGCGATCGCATAGTTCCCGAGTGTCGTCGTCCCGGTCGTAATGTCTCGTAGGGAGGCGCTCCAGCCGACTTCCGTTCGGTCGAGGATGGTCGAGACTCGAGCCGAGGAGAGCTCTTGAGAGGGCGTGAAGGCGTTGAGGAATGAGTTCGAGAGGATGAAGAGGTCGTCGGCTGCGATGATGGTCACTTGGGGGATGGCTTTCGGGCCGACGTAGTCATAGGTGAAGTCCACGACTCGACCTCGGAAGATGACTGTCGAGTTCCGGGTGATGCGTATCTGACGCAGAGGGGAGAGTCCCGGGGTGTCGTCGAACTCGTCCCAGTAGATGGAGGCTTCGTTATACGGGTCGAAGGCTCGAGTCGTGTCGCGGGCGATGATCGTTGCTCGTCCCGGTGCGATCGAGTCGAGGACAGTCTTCTTTCCGCGGTCGATGTTGACGGATACGACGTCGATCTCGGCGAACTGGTCGACTCCGTTGAGAACGTAGGTCGTCCCGTTGAGGATGCCTTGCTGAGTGTCGTTGAGTGTGAAGCCGTCGCCGAAGCCGACGTCGAGCTCTACGGTGAGCGTCCCGCCGGTGATGATGTTCGCGGGCATGGCTCAGACTGCTATCTGAACGTCTAACGGCCCGGAGACGAGGTTATAAGTCTGGAGAGCTTCGACGACGAGATTCGGAAGGTTCGCGTCCGCCGTTACGGTGTTGACGGTGACGTTGTAGATCGCTTGCTTCGGTGCGTAAGCGGCATCTAGCGCCGATGGAATCTCGTAGAATCGGCTCTTGGCTGCGTAAGCCGATGAGAGTTCCGCCGGCATCGTGTAGTAGCGGTTCTTTGCGTCGTAGGCGCTCGGATCGAATGGACTTGGCGCAGTCACTCCGCCGCCACCGCCGCCACCGCCGCCTCCACCGCCGCCGCCGCCTCCACCGCCGCCACCTCCGCCGCCGCCGAACGTGCCGCCAGATTCTAGTCGGTCGAGGCGGTCGGGGACTGCTGCTCCGGGAGCTGATGGTGCGCTAGGAGCTGCACCGAACGAGCTCGAGATCGACACTTTACCGATCTCCGGAATGTCAGAGAACGGGTTCAGTTTGTTCGCTTGACGGATCGCGAAGTTCACAACGTCGATGATCCCGTTCACGGCTTTCTCGAATGTGCCGACGAGGAATCCTGCAATCTTGAGCACGAATGAGCCGAGAGATGAGAGCGCTCCCATGAACGTAAAGACGACGTCGATGACCGGGCCGATCGCTTTTCCGACGACGTCGAAGGCGACTCCGAGGACTTTTGTCAGTGTTGGAGCGACGTAAGTAGTCACGAACTTGATGAGGTCGCCGAAGAAGTCGCGCATCTTCTGAATGTTCCCCGAGTTCTCTTGTATCTTGTCGGATACCTTCTCGAAGATTTGGCTCAGTCCGTCGAAGACTTTGATCGCGACGTCACGGATGACCGGGACAAGTTTCTCGCCGATGAACTCGGCGACTTGCTGAATGAACGGTAGGAGTCTGTCTCTAATGACCGGGACGACTTTGTCTCCGATGAAGATGGCGATCTTCTCGAAGATAGCTGCGAGTGCTGGGCCGTACTTGTCGACGAGTTTCTGGAACGCTGGGACAACGTCTTCGACGATGAACTCGGCGATCTTGGAGAGCACCGGGAGGACGTAGTATCCGACTTGTTCGACGAGCTCACCGAAGAAGACTTTGAGTCTGTCGACTTGTCCAGAGAAGGTTCCTGCGGCTGCTGCTGCTGAGCCTCCGAACGTGTCGCCGAGGACTTCCATTACTTCGTCGAGGGATGCGCCTTCTTTTATCATCGTCGCCATCTCTGGCGAGAGGTTGCGGAGTGCCTTAAAGTTGCCTTCGTACGCTTTCGCGAGGGCGTCGGCGATGGTCGTCTGATCGGTTTGGAGCGCGGTAGAGATGTCGAGGACAAGCGTCATGTCACGGAGGGCGGTCTCTGTGTTTTTCGTTCCTCGAAGTAGTGCCTCGTAAGCTGGGCGGAGTTTGTCGTCGGCGACGCCGGTCGCGAGACTCATCGCGCCGAGCTGGTCGTCGATCGACTTCACCATCTCCTCAGATGCCCCGGTGACGTTCCGCATCGTAACCGCGAGCTGCTCGAATGACTTCTGGTCGTCTGCTGCTTGCTTCGCGGCGAAGCCGATCCCAGCGGCGAGAGCTCCGACGCCTGCGGCTGCGGCGAGTCCGAGTTTCTGAACGGCTCCGCCAAACTTGCCGAGAGCTCCGTCGGCTTCGTCGAGGGACTTCTTGAGCGGGCCGGCGTTGCCGACGATGGAGACGGTGATCGGTTTGGCCATGATTAGAGGTCGTACTTATTGCGGACGGATGTTATGCGCTCGGCGTAGAGGTTCGCAATCTCGCCTCGACGAGTGTCGGTCGCCTCGTAGATGAACGGGTTCGGCTTGATTCGACGCTTCGGCCAGCCGAAATGAATCGGGCCGGCATACTCGACGAGATCACCAGACGCCGCACTCCCGGAGCGCTTTGAGCCACCGGAAGAGCCGACTCGAATCTTCGCAGCGGTCTTCGTGGAGGCGTTCTTCATCGAGTTCGCGAGAGCTCCGGAGAGCACCGGGACGAAGCGCTTCGCGTCCCCGAGGACGACTTCGGCGACTTTCTTATTCGTCTCGAGGAACTCGCCTTTGACGAGATCGAGGTCGCCTCCGAGGGAACGGAGGTCGCGTCGAATCTTCGAGAGTCCTTCTACTTTGACTGCTCCGGCGACTCCATCGCCTAAGCGGTAGCCGAACGTTCCCGAGGTGCTAGCCATGTTGAGCGCGTCTCCGTTCGTTCAGTTTCTTAGCTCCATCGTAGAGCGCACGA